ATGATAATGATAATAAAAGATAATAAAAGATAACATACTTAGATTTCAGGTTTAATAATTTACTTTTTTTGGAAAATGATACAAAAAATCACTACAAAATTTGTATGAGTGTAGATATTTTTTAGTAGGATATGATTTTAAAATCATTAAAAATTTTTTAGTATTGTTGTTGATTGTAGAGATAAAGCCTTTTCGTAAATCTTACAAAATTTACAATAATTTTTAATATTTTTCTATATATTTTTAAAATTATTAATTGATTGATTGATTTCCTTTTTTATTATCTATTAAAATATCTACACTCATACAAATTTTGTAGTGATTTTTTGTATCATTTTCCAAAAAAAATAAATTATTAAACCTGAAATCTAAGTATGTTATCTTTTATTATCTTTTATTATCATTATCATGATATTAAAAGATAATATAGACCTGTATCTCTAGTTATTTTTAGATGATACAAATTTGTTATCATTAAAAAACAAAGGATAATATAGTTAATATTATTTATATGTATTTATAATATTGATATAATACTATATTTCAATTTAAAAAAATATTATAATAATAAAAATGAAATGTCAATTTTGTAATAGAACGTTTTCATCAAAATATTCACTTGATAAACATCAAAAAACAGCTATGTTTTGTTTGAAAATTCAAAATAAAAATTTGGATGAGGAATTATTATTTGAATGTAATAAATGTTTAAAAAAGTTCAGTTTAAAAGGAAATCATGTAAGACATGAAAAAAATTGTAATCAAAAACTTTCATATGAAGAATTAGAAATAAACTTAAAACAATTAGAAATTAACTTAATAAAAAAGGATTCCGAAAACCAATACTTAAAAGATAAAGTACAAATTTATGAAAAACTACATGCTGAAGAAAGTAAAGTCATACAAAAAATTGCTTTACAGCCTAAAACAACAAATAATACAACTACTAATAATAATAAAATCGTGAATTTAGCAGTTTTTGATATTAATGAAATTAAAACTAGATTAGCTGAAAACATTGAAAATATTGAAGCTTGTGACTTATATGAAGGACAAATTTCTGTTGCTAGAATATTAGCACCATGTCTTCAAAATCCAGATGGTCAAAAGATGATTACTTGTTCTGATTTTGCTAGAAGTTCTTTTTCTTATAAAGATCAACATGGAAATATCAATCGAGATATAAAATGTTTAAAACTTGCTAATGAAATAGAACCAATAGTTACAAAAAAGGCAAATAGTTTAATTCAAGAAGATTATGAAAAACGAGAGAAATGTCGAGAATTTACAGAATTAAAAAGTAGATTAAGAGAAGAAAATATTTTATTAGAAAATATGGAGGAACAACTTAATTCTTTATCGATAGGAACTAAACAATATAACGAATTAGAAAAACGAATTAATGAAAAACAAGATTTTATAAATGAAATATATGAGAACTATAAAACATTAGAATATGACGGAGCAACATATATAGAAGCTGAAAATTTTTGTGATGTAAAATTAGTTGAAGGTTCAGATGATATAAAAGGATTGAAAAAAAATCCAACAAAATTCGCAAAAGAATTATCAATGCGTGTATAAATTTTCATATCATACAATATGAAAATTTAAATGAAACTAATTACTAGATTTTTTTATGAAGGTACTTCATCTTTTTCCTCCTCATCTATTGTAGAAAGAATATCACGATAAAACTGAATAACTTTTGGATGAGCTTTAAAAACTTCTCTACTAAGATTTTTAATACTTAATCCCTCTAATTTCTTACATCTACTTAATGCTACATATGCTTGACCATATTCAAATATATTTGCAAGATCTACTTCTGAATAATCGATAGTGATACCTTGAACTCGATGCGAACTAACTGCAAAAGCTACCTTTAATGGTATTTGAGAGTAAGCAATAATTGGTTTTCCATTATCTTCTATAGTCCATGTCATATGATCTATTAATATAGTTTTTCCGTTTATAAACTTTACTAAAGGAATATCATTTTCAAATTTAACTACAACACCTCTACTACCATTACATAATCCATCTGCTATATCAATATTATATAAAAGCATAACTTGAGCTCCAATACATAATTGAATTGTAAAAGGAATATTACAATTTTTCTTTAGTTTTTCTTCGATATCAAATTTATAGTTTTTTATTAATACTTCATATGTCATTTCATATTCCATAAATTCTAAATCTTTATTGTTTAGAGCTAATTCATTTAGTTGTTTATCGTTTTCGAAATCAACATCTTTATTTAACGAAAATATTTTTGTTGCTAGTATACCATGTTCATTTGTAAGTACGACATTTTCTCTAGTTTTTAAAATTTTATAGGAGTTGTCAGACAAAATACCATATCGTAATTCATTTAATATTTCTCTAAAAGTTGAATCATTATTTTGTCTGAAATTTTCAGTAAGACAAATTATATTTTGTTTTGGTATTAAACTTTCCCAACATTCTGCATCAAAACAAAAAGCATCTTTTTCACCAACAACAGGAAGTTGAAGAAAATCACCTGTTAAAATAACTTGAATACCACCGAAAGGATTTGAATTTCTTCTTAATGATTTTGCTAGTTTATTTAACTTGTCTAATAGAGTTGGTGATAACATAGAAACTTCATCTATAATTAAAACGTCTAGAGTTTTCCATCTTTTATAAATGAATGGATTTCTCTTTATTTTTAAGTATAAGTTAGTTACGTCTTCTTTAGCTAATCCAATTCCTAAGAATGAATGTAATGTAGTCCCTCCAATCAATATAGCAGAAACTCCAGTTGTTGATGTTAAACCAATATTCAAAGATGAACGAAATGTATTGACATATAGTTTGATAATATGAGATTTTCCAGAACCTGCCGTACCGGTTAAAAAAATATTATCACCAGCTTTCATTAAATCAAAAGCTTTTTGTTGTTTTTCTGATAATCCTGATTTAGAATTAATAGGATCTTTTTTATATTTGTATTTTTCTAATATTTCCAACGCATTTTTTTGTTTTGAAACAGTATTAATTCTATTCATAAGAGGAACAATAATTTCATCTTTTTCAGTTTCCATAATAGTTTCTGAAATTATATCATCATTTTTAATTCCTTTTTCAATTTTTTCTTTATTTTTATTTGAAAATGCCATATTTTCAAAAAGTTTTTCTGAATATCCTTTGTTTTTTAAGTATTTTATACGAGATAGATATAGTAATTCTATTTCATTATCAAAACAAGGTAATTTAAATTTTATATAGTTACTGTTGTTTGGATGTAATATAATAAGATATAATTCTTTTACGTCAATGTTGTGGCATTCTTTAATCATTCTTTTATATAAATTTTGTTGAAGACAATAATGATTGAAGTTACAATTTTCTAAATTTTCTAAAGGAAATAAACCTGTTTCATATTTATTTGATTGTGATATTTCCTTGCTTCTTTTCCAATCACATATAATAAAATTACCGTCATTATCTTTGAAAAGTGAATCAATAGAACCTGCAAGTTTTAATGTATCGTTGAAAACAAGAAATTCAGTTCTATATATATTCCAGTGTGTATGATCGTTGTAAAAATTCAAAAAGTATTGAAATTCATTAGAATCGTTTTTAAAATTTTCTTTATTAAAAAACATTTCGATATCTTCATGTAAAATGGTTCCTTCTTCAGAAGCAGTATTGTTAGACCATAATGCTAAAATGTCTTCTTTAGACATACCATAGTATTTATAAGTTGGATCGAAATATTTTTCTGATTTTAGAATATTATTGACTGTTTTTTCAGCATCAAATTTAGGAAAAAAATGTTTATATAAAGCAGATACGCTAATAATATCTGTTGAATCATTATCTATACAATATAGATGTCCTTCTTTTTGAAATTTAATTCTAGAATCATTAGGATGAGGATTGAGTTTTGAAAGTAACATTATCTTATGATAGAAAATTTGATTTTAAATAAAATAAATCAAATTTTTAAAAAATCATAAAAAAATGTAAAGATTTAGTAAAAATAATATAATATATATATTCATTTAAAGACATTCTCATTAATAACAAAAATGTCAAAAGAAAGTTCATTAACAACACCTGAAGATAGAGATTTAACTAATAAGTGGAAGCCTGATTTAGGTGCTCCTCCTCTAACTAATGAAGAGGCAGAATATGCTATTAAAGAATTAAATAATACGGCTTTTGTTGATAAATTTCCAAGAGTTGATAAAACATATCAAGATCCAGCAATTCCATTACAAAATTATGGTTTGATTTCTTTTATTCCAGCTAAAGGTGCTACACCAAATGCAAATGGTGTATTTGGTTTTGCGAAATTGAGAGGTAATTTTGCTAGTGAAATGGAAGCATCTCATAGAGCAGAATATATTATAAGAAATGTTGATTCATATCATCAAATATATCATACATACGTAGGTAGACCTTTTCCTTTGACTGAGTCAAGTAAATATTCTGCTGAGATAAGTGAAGTTGATATTCGTAAAGAAACAACTCAATCAGTCTCAAGTAGTATTCGTGAAAAGAAGGAGTCGGAACAAAAGGAAGTAAATGATATGAAAGAGAGAGAACAAAGATTACTTGAGGAGTCTAAACGTGAAAATCCTGATCCATATGAAGAATATATTACATTGAGAGTTAAGAAAGCTCAATTGTCATATACTTATTTAGAGCATGTCAAAAAGTTGAATGAAATTAGAGGAATTATCAAGAAGACAAGAGAACAAGTTTCTGATATGGATGTAGAATTTCCAGATTTTAAAAATACATATTATGAAAAGTATATGGATGCGAGAAGACAATCTGGTATTGATGAGACAAAAATACAGTCAGAGAGTAGCTTTTTGCGATTTTTGGTTGAGGATGAGCCGTTGCCTGGTATTGATGTAGGTTTAGAAATCAATCCAGATAACTAATTATTTTTATTTCAAATATGAAATAAAATTAAATGTTTGTTAGATGAAAGTTATTGAATTCAGGTGCACTAGGTTCCATAATGCTTGGATAAATAATATGTGTATTTCTAGTGTATTTAACCATTGCTAATTCTAATTCAGCTTTATGAATTTTTTCTCTAAGTTCTATGTTTTCTCGTGTAGTATTTTCATGAGAAATGCCTTTTTTATAGTTATCTATTAGAAAATATACAAACATACAAGAAAATAAGAATGAATACATTAATATTTTATTTAATGATAGATTATTTTTACTTGAAAAAGAAGTTTAATTTTGTTTGTTATTAAAACAAATAAAATTATATTTATACTTATATTTATACTTATACTTTACTTATACTTTACTTATACTTTACTTAAGCCTTAGTCTTCTTAGGCTTAACGACCTTCTCCTTTACTTCCTTGGTTTCCTTTGGAGTTTCCTTAACTTCCTTTGGCTTCTTCTCTGTCTTCTTCTCGATCTTCTCTGGTACCTTAACTACTTCCTTCTTCTCCGTAACTTCCTTTGGCTTCTTTTCCTTCTTAGTTTCCTTTGGTGGAGGTGCGACAACTTCCTCCTCTTCCTCCTCTAATACTTCCTCTTCTACAACAGCACCATCGAATCTCTTCTTTTCTTCATCTGCGAGCTTTGTATATTTTTCAAAAGTTTCAGTCTTTTCAGACTTATGTTGCTTCCACTTCTCTTGAATGAGAGTATTTAAGTCCTTCTTTGAAAGTTCAGGATTTGCAACTAAGAAATCGTTGTAATTATCATCCCTGTACAAGAAGATTGCTTTCTTAGGTTGTTTTGGCTTATCTTCCTTATCAGGAATATTGAACTTATCTCTGAATTCCTTCATCTCATTTTCATATCTCATCTTATCCTTATCAGCAGTTTCTACATATTGTTTTGCATCATCAGTATTTTTAATACTATTCCACATCTCTCCTAGTTTTTCCATCAATTGCTTATTATTCAAATCAGGATTTTGATTAGCTACTGTAGCTCTATTAACCTCACAAAAACATAAGTAGCTAGTCTTTGCTCTGCGTGGCTTTTCCTTATCTTCCTCAGACTTATTCTTCTTTGCTTTAATTTCAAATTCATCAATATACTTCTTAATACTTTCACTTGTCTTCTTATTCTGTAATTCAGAAATAATTTCTGCCTTGTTTGAGCCAGAGCAATTGTTGATTAAATCGTGAACGAAACTTGCGAGAACTTTTGTATGAATCTTTGACATTTGTTGTTATTTAGTAATTATCTGTCTTTTCTTTAAATTAATGATAAAAAAATCAATTTTTTATTTTACAATATTTTTCAAGTAGTAAGAATTCCATATTACACCATCACATAAAACTGTGACAATACATAAAAATAAAAGACCAGTAATTCTTAATGTTTTCATATTACTATCAATATCTTCTGTTATACTTCCAATTAATAACCATATTGATGCTATAGCTGTCAAAATAATACATAAAACAGCAAAAATTGAATATTTGTATTTTACGCATATAGGCCAAAATATTGAACTTAAAAAAAATAAACATAAAGCATAAAATAATAAGTCATCTTTTACAATACCTGATTCTGGTGACTTATAAATCCAACTTCCTATTGAAAATAAAAATCCTATGAAAGCAACAACTTGAAAAAAAATAGTTAATATAATAATATTTTTATTCATTCCAAGCCATAAAGGATGATTTACGTATCCACCTTCATCTGTGGGTAAAAATGTTACATATGAAGCAATTAATAAAACAAATAAAATACAAACGATTGCAATTTGCCAATTTTTCATTTATATTAATACAATATTATATTTAAAGAATTATATTAAAAGAATTATATAATGTCTATTGATATCTGTTTATCTTTCTTATTTTTTATTGGAATATGTCGTTGTTATTGTGAAATTCATAAATATCTAAATGAAGATGATGAATTTACACAGATGTTTGATGAATATAAAAGAGATATCGACACATATTATAAGAATAATTATTAATTTAAAGAATTATGAATAATAATTATGAATTTTTTAGAGTTGGTTTCAATTTTAAATCCTTATTATAAAAAATTGAATTCTAAATATAGCAAATCATATGTTTCTGGATCTATTTGGTATGTAGGTGATGATTTGGTGGAATGGTGGACAAAAATTTGTATTTTTTCTCTATATCTAAAAAAAAAACAGAAATTATTTGAAATCATCGATATATTACTAAAAGAAGATGTTAATAATGAATTACATAATAAATTAATAGAATAATTCTATTAATTTTTAAAAATAGATTTACATTTTGCATTCTTCTGGTTTTTCTGTTGCTAAAGCACAAGTTTTACCAACGAATGGAATATCTACTTTAGCTGTGCAAGTTTTCAATACATCACTCCAACATCCTCCATTCATCGTGCATGAAGAACAATCTTTGAATTGAGTAACGTCGAAAAACTCACTTGACATACCATCAGTAAAAATACCAACAAAACCAAGTATGAAAATTATTGCTAATAATATCACCAATGGAGTAACGGGTATATTCAAACCTGGTACATCCATATATTTCTTGGTAAGCATATCAGGAGCAAATCTATTAGCAGCAATGATTAAGACAAAAAGTACTGTATTTATAATTTCGTGAATCATATTTTTTATTTATAAAAGAAAAAAATATAAAATTATTTTTTTATTATGAAAATTCCTAATCCATTCCACCAATTATCTTTTCCAACCTGATTATAATGTGGTTCTTTTGTAAATATAACTTTTTCATATAAATTACTTATGTTGAAATCAACAAAAATTTTATTTGTAGCGTTTCTTAGATTTTCCCAGTTGTAATCATCAACAATGAAAATACAACAATCTTCTATAAAAGGAATTATTTCTTTTATAATATCATATTGTTCTTGATAAGACATTGCACAGTCTAGAAAAATTGTATTATATGTTTCTTTTTCACACTCTATAAAATCTTTGGTGTTTGTAAAGAAAGAACTTTTTATATTATTGTTGTATATGGCTGATGATATTATTCCACGATGTCCTGTATTATTAATTTCTAAATATCTACAATTATCTAACGAACATATATTATTGATAAAATGTCTTATTTTATTACCTGTGCTATGATTTATATTAAGTATTTCTTCATTTAATTTTGATTTATTTTCATAAGCATTTTTTAAACTGTATTCAATATGATTTTTAGTAATTTCAAAATTACATAAAGGTTTCATAATTCTTGATTTTAATGATGATTTGATTTTTTGGATCCAAAATGATGAAGTTAATTTTTGCCAATTATAATTATTAAAATTTTGAGTGATTTTCTCAAATTGTTTTTCTAAAAATTCAGGTGTAATGATTGAAAAATCATCTATAACTAAAACTGGTAAATCTTCATATAGAGGATTCAAATGATTACTTAATACTATTGGAATACAACCAACCGCTAGAGCTTCCCAAGTTCTATAACAATCTAAACCTTTACCAGGTAGAGAGAGACAAAACTTATAATTACATAGTTCTCTAATATATTCTGTCCAGTATGTAAGTTCAGTATTTAAATCTTTAAAGTTGAAACCATTTATTTTTAGAATATTTAGAATGTTTTGTCTTATATTTTCAAATTCATGAAATGTATTGGTTGAATTTTTTACAGTCATTCTAGAAAATAGTAATTCTTTTTCTTTATTTTGAAAATTTACTTTAATTGAATAAATAGGAAGGAAGTTCTGCATAAAATATGTAACTTCGTTTGTATGTGGAATAACATTCCATTGAATATGTTTTTTATCATAAAATGGAATGTGTTTTACAATACCGATAGGAATGTTTTTTAATTTAGGGTGTTTATAATCTACATTTGTAGAATACCATGCTATTAAATTTTTGTTGTTTAAGAGAGAAAATGCGATTTTTGAATGCTCACTATTTTTAATTTTTGAATTATTATAAGGAACAGATGCATCACAATCACCTGTAACTAAAATAAATGGAACTTTTATAGAATTAAAAACATTAAATTCTATTAAATAATATAAATCAGCCCATATGATAGAATTTTCTTTGATATTTTCAAAGTTGTCTAATCCTTTCATAATCTTTTTATACTTTTCAACGTATCTTTCACCAAAATTAGGCCAAAAATAATCACAACTTTCAGTAATATCATTTAAAAAAATTAAATCGTTATAAAATAATTCCTTCATTTTTTTGAATTTATTTGTGTATTTCTTTATATTTGATTTTAGTTTTTACTTAATAATTCTCTACTGCGACGAGAGTATTTAGCAGTTTTCTTTACATCACTTATATTTGATTTAATAAAATTTCCATCATAATCACTGTATGTTATTTTTGAAATTCCGAATCTTTCAAGAGTCTTACAACATGCCAAACAACAACATCCATTAGTTATTAAACCTGATTTAGATAGTCTAAAATTTATAATTTTTATATTTGAAATTTTTCTTCTCTTAAGAAGAATCTTTCTAACTCTTGAGTTAGCAAGTGCAACGGTTTCACAATGTCTAGAAAAATATAGTGAATCTGTCCGAGTTCGACGAGAAATATAGTTATTAGCACTACCTAAATCATTAGGTGATGCGATTGAGATTATATCGTTTTTATAAAGAACAATCGTATAATTTGTTGCATCAAATAATTCATCAATAAGTTTTCTAATTTTCTTCGATAGAATAATCATTGATAGATTGTAAACACAATTAATTTTTTTTCATTTTTTTAAATTTTTTTAAAGAAATATTAGATATTATTTTATAACTTTTTTTAGTTATAAAATTATTTCACAAGCAGCTACATAACTTTTATGTATTTTTGACTCTTCATGTCTTTTTATGCCTCTTTTTGAAATTGACATACCACATACACATATAATATAATCTTCTTTGCGCGTTTCATCAATAGTTTTTCCAGTTTCAAGGTATTTTTTATGTCTATCTGTATCTAAATGACATGTCATATTTTGCCTTGAAACAAACGAACCGCAAGCACATTTAATACGTTCTTCCATAATTTCTTTTTTTTCTTTATTATATTTTTTTTTAGATTCTGCGATATGTTCCGCATTCTCTTTTCGATAAATTTTCATATATTCTTTTTTCTTATTTATTTCTTCTTCAGTTCTTTCCGCTGCTTTTTCCCTCTTTTTTTCATTTAATTCATCGCGATTGTTAAATTGATAATCTAATGTTCTTTCTCTAAGTTGTTCTTTATTTAATTCACGAAAAACTGCCTCTCTGTTAAGAATTTCTTCATGATGTTCTGTTCTGTATTTTTTATTATATTCTGATTTTGCTTCTTTATTTTCTTCTTGATTTCTTTCTTCAAGTTCTTGAAGTTCTTCTTGATTTCTTTCTTCTAATACCAAATCTTCCTCAATATCTTCACAAAAATTTTTTAAAATATCAAAATATTGCGTAAAAAAAGTTACATCTTTACCTTCGGGTAGTTGAAAAACATCTCTAGTAGATAGTATTTTATATTTATTCAATTTAGATAAAAGTATTTTTTCAATAGCATCCATAAGTTGAACTGATTTACAAGAAATATAATATACCATTTTGAAATTAAATAATTTATTGCTATTATAATTTTCCAATCTATTTTTCAAATTAATAGCTTTACCAATAGTATATATACCTTCCGATTCTTTTTCATCGGAAGTGCAAAGATAACAAACATTACGTCCATCTACAACTTGAGTTTCACGTTGAAGTTTTTTAATTCTTTCGTCTTTCTTTTCTAATTGTTCATCTTTCGTTTGAATTATTTCATCTTTCATTTCTAATTGTTCATCTTTCGTTTGAATTATTTCATCTTTCATTTCTAATTGTAATCTTAATTCATTACTTTCTTCATCAATTACTTCATGAAGAGTTTCTTCTAATTTAATATAATATTCATGAATTTCATTCGCTTTTGAAGTATTTGCCTTCAAGCACATTTTTTTAAAAGTTTTAATAGTCATCATAATTTTTTCACTTGGTCTTCCGCCTTGGAGGTTTTCCCGAGGTTGCGGTAAAACTAAATAATCAGTTTCTTTACTAAAATGTTTTTCTAATACATTTTTTGCATTAGTTTTTCTTGAAAACCCTAACCATATCCAAATATCATCTAAATCGATAACAAAATCATCTGATTTATAGTTTAAATAACAATAAAAACTTGTTATAAATAATTGTTGTTCTTCTGTGGAAAAACAATCTTTTAATTTATTTATTAATTTACCTTGATAAGGCTTAGATAATCTTGTATTAGGATTATCTTCCATAAGTTTAATAATATTAATATTATTTGTTTGA